TTATAATGGTTAATAATACACTTATAGCTAAACCAGCTACAAAAATTAGTTTTATTTTATTAAACTCAGACTGTTTAAGTTGGTAACTATCATTTAAAGCTATAGCTCTTTTTTTTCCAACTAAATTATTATCTATATCTTGTTTTTTTAATAAAAGTCTATTCTTTTCTTCTTCAACAATATCAGAAACTACTTTTTGATGTGCTAATATATCAGTAGCGTTAGTGTTAGCTCTTTTATAAGAATTATGTATCTTATATAATTCTGTTTCCAATGTATTTACTTTATTAATTAACTCATCATCATCAGCTTTTTGTGAAAGTCCTGCAAGATATCGTTGCTGAATATCAAATAAGCTAGTTAAATCAGTTTTTCCTTTAGGTTCAGACATTAAATATATATTATAAAAATATTATATATTTAATCACGAGCTATCATTATACTAGCAACTAATAATGTGCAAGCTGTTATAATACCTAAATTTTTAATAGACCTATTATATTCTTCCATTTGTTTAATATCTTTTAATCTTGCGTCAGTAACAGTTTCTGAGTTTGTATTTATACTTCCTAAATATGAGGATGGATATTTTCTTTTAATTACATCTCTTAATCCAGTATTTTTCTCGTTAGTTATTTTTTTAATATTATCATCAATGTTATTATAATTATTATTAATTTCATTAAGTGTGTTAGAAAAGTCATTTGCTATTTTTTTCATGGGTTTAAGTTGATGTTCTTTAACTTCATTAATAACATTACCATTTTTATTGAAATCTTCGGATTTTTTAAACCCATGATTATTAAATCCTTCTTTACTATCTCCAATAAATAACCTTTTTTGGTCTGATTTGTATTCATCTAATAAACTATATTTTGAATTAGCTAAATCAATCATTTTTTCTTGTTGTTTAATTTTATATTCTATATCTTTTAAACGAGAAAAATTCTTCTCCAATAACATTTTTTCTTTTTCCTTTTCTATAAGAGTTTTTTTACCAGTATCTATTTCATATTTTAGTCTGTTTTTCAAATTATATATAGGTACTAAATAATTGTTATATACATAACTTCTTCTGCTTCTGGGTCCAGAATGATACTGATTATGATGATATTGTCTTCTTCTTTCTTGGTAGTTATAACTATTTTCTTGATTTTTAATAAATTCTTCTAAATCTATGATTTCTCTTTGTTTATTTGGTAAATCAACTTGGATTATACTATTAACTCTTTTATATTCTTTTCTAAGTTCATAAAGTTTATTTTTTAAATCTTTGTAATTTATAGCATTAACTTCTTTCTGTAATCTTTGTAATTTAAAACCATTTTCATAAAAATTATATATTAAATCGTCTTCTTGCATTATTAATTATAATATCTAGATAAAATAATATAATTAATGTTTATTGAAAAAGTTATGTATAAAAATACTACTAATCAAAGCACATGTTCCAATACTAGTGTAAAATAATATATTATTACCTATATTATCAATGTCAAATTCATTATATTTACTAATATTTTCTATAGGTTCTTTTACTTTATTATTAGTATTATTTTGTATATATGAATATGTTGGTCGGAAAAAATCAGCACCTTCTATAGAATTTAAATTATGCGTTTTACCAGAGGAAGAATCAATTGAACGGTTTAATGACATAAAAGTTTCTGTTTTTGATAAATAAGTAGTTCCTTTTAATTTAATGGTATTTATTCTTAATTTATCCATTTTTTCTGGCATTTCAGTAACAATAATCCTAAAATAAGAATACTTTAAATAGGAAGATACATAAAATGTGCTAGATGGATTACGAGGTGGTGGTAATTTGGATTTATTTATAAAGTATTGTTCTACATAGTCCCATTTTATACCATCATTAGAAGCAGCTAATGTAAATTTCATAGGAAATGTATTTACAGCAGAATACATAGGTGTAACAATTGTAAAATTTGTTAAATAAAGTTGGTATGGTAATTTAATTTGTATCCATTCTCCACGAATATCAGTACTATTTTCACCAGTTCCTATAGATGTAATCCAAGTATTATCAATGTCTCCACCACCCATATATGATGAAGGATTCTTACCAATATAGGTTTTTTGTGTATATTGTGGATATTTTCGTGCTCCTATTGTATAGTTAGGATTATTGATATTATCACATTCCCAGTAAGAATTTATATTATCATTGAATGCGTTAAAGCCTTGTGTTTTATTACTATAGTATGAAGATGTTTCAACTTCGTAAATACCATTAGGTGTATAGTCTAATATACCTTTATTATCAATACTATCTATGTTTGTTTTCATACCTGTTAATTTACCTATAACAGATTTAGTATCATTATTATTTGTTATAGTATTTTCTAATGGTATAGCTTGTATTTCTTGATTTTTAGACATTGTTTTATATTATAGCACTATAAAACATTTTTGTTTAATACATAAAACGATGTCTAAATTATATTTTCTTAAATATAAAAAAAAGAGAAGATGTTACTATAACTGATAATAAAATACTATTAAACATAGTATTATCTAATTTCTTTTTAGAATCATCATATCTTGAATCGCGACTTCCATTTATAATTTTCATTTTTTCATCTAATTCTTTTCTTAACGATACAACATCAGTATGTTGATTAACTATATTATCAAAATTGACATGATCATCTTCTACTTCCGCATATTTATAATTAGTAACTTTTTTAAATAATTGTTGTATGCTACCATTATCGGTATCCTTCATTAATTTTGTATAAGATTTATTTACAGTTGATATATCTTTATCGTCGTCAGTACAACCTAATTTGTTTTCCTTATTTAATATAGGATCATTACATTCCATATAACGAGCATATTTTTCATTAAATGTATTTAAATCCGCTAAAACTGTATTTGCTGAGTTAAGCATATATTATATTGTATAATATATGATTATAAAATTAGATTTGTCTAAAACGATATGTTAAATAAAGTAATCCGATAATACCTATTGATAAATTAGCAGTTTTAAATAATTCACGATTAAATATATCTTTAGAATCATTATGCTTCTCAACGGAACCGCTATGTGATTGTTGAATTTGTAATATACTGTTACCTAATTCTTTATTCTTACATAATTGTTGGTCCAAACATTCCTGTTTATTAGTTATGAAATTTTTACCTTCACAGTTATATGTAACATTTAATATTTCCTTACATCTATCTTTAGATGGCATATCTCCTGTTTTTTCTGCGTTTGTATAAAAAAAATCAGATTTTATATTTTTATTCATATATGTTGTTTAATATATTATAATTTGATATTTTTTATACACAAATACGATAATAATTATAAAATAATGCTGTAGAACTTTCACGTTTAAATTTACAAATTTGTCCTGGTCTTAGACATATTGCTAACGCTTGTGGGTCAAATCTAGAAATTTCAGGTAATTGACTGTTACTTGTAATATTATATTTTTGTTTTAGTTCTTCAACTTCAGCATCTCCTAAAATACTACATTCAGGAACAAGGTGATGTTTTAATAAGTTAAATTGAAGACGTTTAATATTATGTATTATTACAAAAATATTATCATGATCATATAAATATTTAATTTTATTAATAATAGTTTCATTTGGTTCATCTTCAGTAATAATAATTAATGTATCCGATTTTGTTAAAGTATTACTAATTGTATATAAATCATCAACAATGAGATCTAAATTAGGACGATTAATCTGTTTTGAACCAGGATAATATTTTACATATATTTTTGTATTATTAGTTTTATGATTTATAATCATATCTAATTGATTATTATTATTCATTGCATCAATTTCATTAATACTAAAATTTTGATATTCACTAATATCATAGTCTAAATTCTCAAGTTGGTCTATTAATGTAACACGAGATTTATATAACTTTAAAATACGATTGTTAGTTGTAGTCATTCTATATTATATAAGTAGGAATAATACTTTATATAATATTTTATATATTTTCAATTTTTTAATCTTCTAATCTTTTTTAATTATGTTTAACTTATCAAAGTTTGCCCAATCTATTTTACCTGAATTGTCATTAACCGGCGTATTATTCTTTATTTCAGGTGTATTTTCAACTGGAGGGTTAAAAATAGGTGTATTGTTAGATTCTTCTGGTTCTACATTATCATTAGGTTGTGGATCTCCACTAGAATAATCGTTACCACCATTAATAATTTTTATGTTAATAGGAGGTTGTGTATTAGGATAACCACCAGTAAACATAGGCATATTTGAACCACCATTTATAGAATTATTTGAATCTAAACTATCTAGGGGTGGAGGTGGAGGTGGTGTATTATCAGAAGAGGATAAGGAACTATTATAATCAGTAGCTTTATAAATATCCATTGCTGTAACTAATAGTATAGTATCGCCTCCTGTTTTACTAACAGTATTAGTTTCTATTTTTAAATATGTATCACCTATGTTTGTAACTGTCCATTCACGACCAGGCATTTTATCACCCCTATAAAATACTTTATCACCTACTGAATAAGTTTGTGCTAATTTTGATAATTCATTTAATTCAGGTTTTTCAGCAATTATAGTATTTTTATTTGGTGGTGGAAAATCAGGACTATCAGGAGCGTTTGAAACATTAGCAGGACTAAATGGCGCAAATTCGGGACTGTCTGGAGCATTTGGATCATATACTGGAGTATTAGGGCTATATCCTGGAGTATCAGGAGTGCTAGGGTCATATTCAGGACTATATCCTGGAGTATCAGGGGTGCTAGGGTCATATGCTGGGCTATCTTCAACATTTGGAGCAAAGTTTGGACTATCTGGAGCATTTGGATCATATGCTGGACTATCAGGTGATTTTTCTTTTATAATATTTTTTTCAGCAACCTTAGTTTTAGTAATATTTTTATTTGTCATGTTAATAATATCAGAACTAGTAATATTAGTTTTATGAGTTAATTGTTCCATATTTTTTGAATAAGACATACTTTCTAGTTGATCAATATTATCCTCAGTAATTATTCTCATTTGAACATTAATACATTGTAATTCTTGTAATAACAATTTAAATGAATAAGGAACATTTACTATACTAAAGTCTCTTCCAAATTTACTAATATGCTTTATATTTAAACTATTACCATCTAATGAACCTGTATATTGTAATGGTCCATCAGCCATAGGACTTAAAAATAAATTATTAGATGGATTATATATAGCCATCATACCAGTCTTATTGCATACACCCATATAATAACTATCTCCACGTTCCATCATAGATTCACGTAAAAATTCACTACTACCATGTGAAATTACAACATCACGTTCCATTTCTCCAATACGTAAGCCACCATCATTCGCTCTACCAGAAACAGGTTGTCTGGTTAATTGTGTATTTGGACCAGTTGAACGATAATTAATTTTATCTTTTACCATATGTTTTAATCTCATATAGTAATTAGGTCCAATAAATATTTCGGTTTCAATTTGTTCTCCAGTCATACCATTATATAATATTTCATTTCCACTAGAGTGATAACCAACATTTGATAGCATATTTCCAAAAACCTTAATTTTACTACCTTTATTATTAAAAGCGGTGCAGTCACCAAAACCTCCATATTGAGCTGATGCTTTACCTATAATACATTCAACTAAATGACCTATTGTCATACGAGATGGAATCGCATGAGGATTAATAATTAAATCAGGACGTATGCCATCTTTTGTAAATGGCATATCTCGTTCGGGAATAACTAAGCCAACAGTTCCCTTTTGACCAGCTCTTGATGCCATTTTATCACCAATATTTGGTATTCTAACTTCACGAACTCTGACTTTTGCTATACGTTTGCCTTCATCATTATCAGTAATAAATGATTTATCAACTACACCTAACTGACCTTTTTTTGGTGTTTTTGACATATCATCAACGCGACCTTTTGTATCTTTTGATGTTAAACCAATCAATACGGTTTTATCATTTATAGGTGTATTTTCTCTAATAAGACCATGTTTATCTAATTTACTATAATCATATCCAGGTTTTGTATTGACAATATCTATTTCGGACTCAATATTTGAAAATAATTTATCTGAACCATCATCGCCTTTTACATTCTTTTCTTCATGACTTTCATATGTGCTATAATAAGTAGTTTGAAATAAACCGCGTTTTAAAGCCCCTTCATTAATTAAAATAGCATCTTCTACATTATAACCTGTATAACACATAATAGCTACTATAGTATTTTCTCCATAAGGGTTTTGTTCATTATTAATGTATTCTTGATATCTTGATTTAACAAGAGGAATTTGACCAGATGATAACACAACAGCAGTTTTATCCATTCTAACCTGATAATTTGTATGATATACTGAACAAGCCTGCTTACTTTGTCCGCATGAAAATAGATTACGTGTTCCTGGGTTATTTTCAGGAAAATTAATAATATTAGACATATTTCCTAGAATTAAAGATTCATGTATTTCCATGTGAGTATGTTTTTTATTTTTATCATTTTCTAAGGCTTCTGTATTAATAGCAATTAATGTATTTTCAGTTTCGTTAGTATCAATATAATCAATTATAGCTTTATCGTCTAAAAATCTTTTTAACTTAGCAGGGTTTGTTTCTGAATCAATATTTTCATATAATTCAGATAATTCATATATTTTATAATTATTAGGATTAAAATTTTCATCTGCTTTACGGTTAAATCCTGATATTAAGTTATTCCATGTGAATTCATTATCATCTAAATATTTTTTAATATTCTTCTTATCATAAGACATTTCATTTGTATCTAAGTCGCGATAAAATATAGGTCGGCATATACGTCCAGCATCGGTGTAGATATATATTGTATTTTGTGATATTTCAAAAGTAACACTAGTATAGATAGGTATTAATGCATTACGTCTGAATAAACGTATTTTATCAACAGTTTCATTTGGATTATCAACTATTCCGACCCAAGCTCCATTAATAATAACCTTGGTTTTTCTGGATAATACAATAGGTGTGGATTCTTCCAATAACTTCATTTCAACCTTTTCACGTAACCATTTAATAATAGGAACTCGTGAATAACCTTGTGTTATATATGCGGATATAGACATACTTTTATGAATGCCAATATTTCCACCATCTGGTGTATCAATAGGATCAAACATTCCCCATTGTGTGCTATGTAAAACACGTGGTCCAATTAATTTAACACCAGCGTCCAAAGGTAAATTTGTTTTACGTAAATGGCTTAATGCGGAATTATATGATAAACGGTTTAAATCTTGTACAATACCAATACGTTTTGTATGAGTTTGTGATCCCCAATTACCGTTAAATCCTTTTCTAAAACCTTCTTCAACAATTTTTTCACTGAAAACACTTTTATAGTTATGTTCAATTAATTTTTGTAAATCATCTTCATACAAAGCTCTATTAAATCTTAATTTAGACTCAAACCCTAAGTGTATTTCACGCATTTGGATTGAATAGTATTCTCTAAATAAATCATACATTAATGAACCTACTAATTCAATACGTTTATATTTAAAATTATCTCTGTCTGTAGGTTCTTCAATACCAGAATATACTAATAATAACCTCAATGTAATATAACCTAGATAATACGCTTTATCTACATAATTTAATTCTCCAATATGTGGTAAAAAATAGTCTGACATAATTTCTAACGCGTGACTAATAGTTTTACCTTTTGTAAATGAAGCAATATATTGTAAAGCCGTTCTTTGTGTAAGGATACTTCCAGAATCATGAACAGATGGTATAAATAAATCAATAAAATGTTCATATTTTTCCATATCTAACAAACATGTATTTATAATTTGTTTATCTGATATTATACCTAATGCGCGGAATACAATAAATAATGGAATGGGTTTTCTTACATTAGGTATATTAACAACAATATTTTTAAATGTAAATGATGAAGTTGGTGCCATAATTTTTACTGCTAG